GGCGCCGTCGCCGAGAGGCGTAACCTTGATGGCTCGCTCGTGCTCGCGGACGTCATTAACCAGTTGATTGACGTACTGGCCCACCTCGTCCAATGTGAGGGCGGGGCGGCCGGCGTCAATCCGCTGACGTTTGTCTTTCGGATCCCACGGGTCGCCGGCGACGACCTTGATGTCTTCCTTGCCTTCTTCGCGGACTTCCCGCCATTCGTCTTGGGCATACGTGAACCGCTTCCGCATCTCCGCGAGCACGGGATCGGATTCGTAATCCTTCGCCGCGATGAGGTTCGCGTTGGTGTTGTCCACGCTAGTAGGCCGCGCCTGGCTTGCCACGCTTCAGGTTGTTGCGGCTCCTGAAGTTGTAGGCGTGCGACTCGCCCGTGTAGGACGACGTCTCGGCCTTCTTCGCGTCCTTCTCGTGCTTCTTGGCCATCCGCGCGCCCTTGGCGGTTTCCTTGTTCCCGTGCATCGCGCCCATGTTGTTCATCGCGCCGTAGACGTAGCGCGCGGCGGCGCGACCAGTCTTGCCCTTCTTCGCCGCTGCCTTCTCCAACGCGACTTCTAAGAACTTGGGCATTTAGGTGTTCCTCAAGGCGTCCGCGAGCGTGTGAATCACCGGCTGGAGAAACAGCGCGAGCGATTCGCGATCGATGGCGACTGACCGCGGAATCTCGATCGTCACCGTCTCGTCGTTGTAGGATTCGGTCGGCTTCGGCGCATCCGCGGACACGCTCGTCTCGACCACGCGAATCTGCACGGTGTAGGTCGGCGCCTTCATGCGTTCGTCTTCCGGCGGAAGTCGTAGGCGTGTGATTCGGACTTGCCGATGCCTGGATATTTCTGGTGAACCTTCCGACGCACGGTCGCCTTCTCTGAGGACGTGCCATGCTGCGAGACGCGGGCGAGCGCGTTCCGGGCGTGACTCTTGTCCTCGATCGGATAGCGACGACCCGCGAGCGCGAAGTCTCCGGTCGGGATGGCCTTGCGCGCCTTGGGTGTGAGTTTCATCAGTTCACCAGGTCCGTGACGATAAGAGAGGGCGGCTCGGATGGCGCGGCATGCGGGAGGAGCTGCTGCACGGCCTTGGCGATGCGCGCCCCAAGAGAGAGTTCGTAGTCAGAATTGGGATCGATGTCCACGTCCACGCACAGACGCTTGCCGTCCTGACCCTCGACCGACATCTGCATGAGGATCATCGCCGGTAATCAGGATCGACCACGCCCATCTTCACGTAGTCGCACGTCCGAGCCTTCGTGTCGGCACAATAGAGGCTGCTGTCGAGTTTCACCGCGAGAATGTTCTTGTGCGTCGGGCACCGTTCCGCCGCCGGATTGTCCTTGCGCTGTTGACAGTCCAGACGGAAGACGCGATTGACGAACGCTTCGTGGCCGATATTCTCTGCGGTGCGCGTGGCTGCGGTATTCATGTGATCACTCCTCGAATGTGAACGGGTTATTGGACTCTGCGAATCGACACGCCGTCAAACGCATAGAGGCGCCCGCGGCGGTCGCGATACGTGTCGAGCACGGGACGTGCGGACGGCGACATCCCGAGGGCGGCCTTGAACGGCTCCGACTTCAGCACGGGCGGATGGAACGCTTGCGCCTCGCGCGAGACGGCAACCTTCGTCAACTGCCGTGTGCGCTCAGTGGCCATCAGTTCAACTCCACGGCTGAATCCCACTCGTCCTCGTCTAGCGGCACCGAGAACCCATACGACGACTCGTGCGACAGCGTCACCGTGATCGGCGCGAACGACTGCCGAAACTCTCGCATGGACCGAAAGCCTAAGACCGACAGACAAAAACACTCATTGCAGACACGGAGCTTCGTCATGACGTCCAGTGAGAGATGTTGCTGCTCCTTCATCGTGCCGCACGAGACACAGCTAAACTCAGTGGACATCGGGCATGACCTGCGGCGCCGGCGCGCTGTTCAACTGCATCTGCACGCGATCGATCTCGTCCTGTAACCGAATGTACATGTGCGGACAGCGATCGGAGTGCAGGCGCGGATCGAACGCCTTGAGACACTTCGGGCAGACGGAGAAGAGCGGCACCTAGACGAACCCCCAGCGCCGGTCGAGACGCGCGACCAGAAAGTGGCCGGAGATCATGGGCACGGATGGTAACACGACTACGTCCCCATCCACGTGCCGATGCGCCGGACCATCGACGGGGCCTTGATGGTGGAGGTCGCGCGGACGGGGCTCGCGAAGGTCAGCGCCAGGGCGTCGGCATCATCCGGAGAATCCAGTCCCCGGTTCCGCATCGACCGCTTGTCCTCGAGCCACACGCGCTGCTGCTGGTCGCTTCTCACGCCAGGCCCCACCAGGTCCGACTCGAGTTCGGCACTCCCGTCAATCGCGCCCGCCGCCAACCACTCCTTCATCTTCTGCCACATGTAGTCCCGCATGAACCGACATTGGGCATCGGGGGAATCGGCGCCGAAGTTCACCTCCTGCACGTTCCGGTGCCCCAGCATGCGGAGTCGTTGGCCAATGGGACCGGCGATGCCGGCGCTATCGAGGAACAGCGTGTGGACCTTGCGGCCCTCATAGAGCGTCGTCAGGACCTCGGCCAACCGCGTGGTGAGGACCGCGGGGTCGCGCGTGAACTCGCCCTTCACCCGAATCGGCGGAATCGACCGCGCATCATTGCCGCGCCGAAACCGAATCACATTGTCGTCCCCGCCGCCCCACGCCAGGTCGCAGCCGACGACCAGCGGCTCGTCCGGCATGACGTAGACTTTCCGACTCTGCGCCTGGAGCACCCGCTCCTGATCGATGAACTGCGCGTCCGAGGCCCGTGGGGGCAAGCCCCGCACGCGGACCCGGAAAAAGTCCGAATCCTCCCCGTACTGCGCCGCCCACTCCGCAATCGTCTCCTTGTTCGTGAACCGCGACGTCCGCGAATCCACCACCACCGACTCCCACTTGTTCCGCTCATTGCCAAAGACGGCGCGATGGAATTGGCCGGTCAAGCGCGTCGGGTTCCCGCAGAGGAAAATCATCGGCTCCCCGTCCGTCAAGCCGCCCTCCGCCACCGTGTGAATCTGATCCGGCACGGCGCTATCCTCATCAAAGATGTAAAACGACGTCGAGTCCCGCGCATGCTGACCCGCAAACGACTCCGAGTTCTCCTCCCGACACGTCTGCGGCGTCACAAACCACGACTCCTTGTGCCCCTTCTCGTACATCCGCGCCGTGTTGATCTCAAACCGATGCGCCGTCAAACACAACTTCGTCCACCGCGTAATCGCCGGCCACGTCTTCGTCTCCAGCTGAATCGACGTGTTCGCCGTCACCACCCCCTGCGCGTGCGGCCGCGTCGACATGATCCAATCCACCAGCCAGGCGACGAGCACCGACTTCCCCACGCCGTGGCCCGACGACACCGCCATCCGAATCGGCGCCACCGGATCCTGCCCGTTGAACGCATTCCGCCGCACCCGCAGCCCCAGCTTCGTCAGAAACTCGACCTGCCACGCATCAGGGCCAGCCTCGAGGGACAGACTCCCGCCCGACTCCCCCCACGGATACGCGCCCCGCACAAACGCCAGCGGATCGTAATACCACTCCACGAGCAGCTCGTCCAACCGACTCTCCTGCTCGCTCGCCGCCGCCATTATTTTGACCCCTCGTCCAGCGTCACCGTCCCCGACATCCGCGCAATCACCACGCCAGACACAGCCTTGGCGGCAGACACACGAGCGCGTGCCGCGTCAATCCGACTCTTCAAGTCCCCGTCACGCACCGTCACCTCCACCTGTTCGCTCGGCTTCTTCGGATGATCTAGAGCGTAGGCCAGTAGAAGGGCCGCAGCCGCGTTGTTCGGATCGCGCACGGCGAGGTGATAGTGGGTCCCATCCGCCATGTTCGGGTCGTTCAGGACGGATTCGATCTCTTTGGGGTCATCGAGGCGTTCCCACTTGCCACTCAGGGGATTCCGCTTCATGAAGTGCACGAGGCCGACGGCCGATCGGATCTGCGATTCAATGATGTCGCGTCGACGAGCATAGACCTGCTGACGCGTGGCCTCGAGCTCACGCCGGCGCACGGTTTCAGGATCGTGGGGTTGGACGTCTTCAGTGGGAGGCGACACGGCGCGGAGTGCCATGCGGCATTGTAAAGCAAACGGCCGAGAGTGGCAGACCAGGACGGTCTACCCTCTCGGCCGATCGTGCGCTCGAGCGTGGTTAGCGTGTCTCGTCGTTAGCGTCTTCGACTATATCGAATGACCCCACATTGTTCCCGTTCACGTCGACGAGTGTTCCGCCGTCTCGGCCATCGTCGCCAACCTTGCGAGCGGTCTCGCGTAGGATGCGAGCGATCTCCCCGTTTAGATCGTCCACGAAGGCAGCATTGTCAACGCACATAGTGAGGGTGAACTCCATTAGAACTTCACCGCAACGGCGCCATAGACCTGGCGCGCGATACGTTCGCCCCGCGGCGAGCGGAGCATGTCGCAGAGCGAGCGGAGCTCGTGCGAGACGGTTTCGGAGAGTTCGAGGCGATATGTGAACCCGTTATGCGTAATAAACATGATGGGAACCTCCTGAGATACGGCCGACAGGCTAGACACTAGAACACATTGAAGCTAGACATTACCATACCTAGCGTTTCGTCCGCAAGTACAATCGTCTAATC